GGATATAGTCCTTGGGTCACCTGGTCTGAGATCATGGCTGAGTGGTTTCCGGCGAAAAAGTCTGAGGACCGCGAGCAGCTTCGGGTATTCATCAACAGTGTCCTCGGTGAGCCCTTCGAGGATGCGGTGAAGAAAGTCGATGTATCGAGCATTAAAGAGCGCCGTAAAGAAGGACTTCCGCGGGGCGTTGTGCCGGACGAAGCGCAAATGCTCATCATGTGGGCTGACGTTCATGCGGACAACATCTACTGGGGGGTAACGGCATGGGGATACAACCGACGGAGTTGGTTGGTCGCCGAGGGGATTTGTATAGGCTTCCCGGAATTATTGGAACACTACGATGAATCATATCCGCGGGCGACGAAGGGAGACCCCCTAGCGTGTCAGTGTCTGGTCATCGACTCGGGGTATCGTACGGGGGAGGTCTATGAGATCGCCCGGACGGTGCCGGGCGTTTATCCTACAAAGGGACAGCAGGACGCCGTATACAGCGTCAAGCCGAGTGATGTGCAGTACAAACTCGACGGTACCGTAAAGATCAGAGAGGTCAGGATATACAACGTCAACAAGGCGATGTTTTTGACTGCGCTGCATCAGTCGTTTGAGATACCCCTTGGTGAACCCGGCGCGTTTCACATACACTCAGAAACAACGGATGAGTTCTGTTTGCACATGGCAGCCGAGCATCAGGTGAAAATCATCAAGAGCGTGAATGGAGCAAAACGCGAAGTGTTGATCTGGCAGCCGCGGACGCCGACTACACCAAACCACTACCTTGATGGCTGGGTGTATGGTTTGGCGATTGCCCACTTTCTTGGGGCGACGCGGTTGAGGGCTGATGTCAAAAACGTGCCACAGGCAGAGTATGCGGCGGCTGGCGAGAATTCTGAAGGCGGTGGAGGTTGGAAGATAGGACGGTGATTAATGCCACGGAAGCGTAAGACACGGCCGGCGACGAGCATTGAAACGCAGGAGCCGCCCATCATTAGCCAGGAACCACCCATCGAAGAGCATGCGTCTTCCAATGGGCGATTCTGGCCCGAGTTAAAGCCATTGCCGGTCGAGTATCGGAAGACTGGCTATCAGAGGATGCCCTGCCCTTCGTGCCGGAGAATCTACTTGGATAATGGCCAGCAGGCGGTAATATGCGTGAGTTCTAGCAATACGCAGGCAGCCTTTCGGTGTCGAGAATGTGGGCGGCGTTTTCGGTTGCCTGTGACGCTAATTGGAGGATGACCATGTCCATGTATATGGATTACGCTCACCCGGAGTTCGATATCGTGATGGAGTTGGTAGCGAGCCTTTGTAGGGCGCCAGATTTGACGCCGATATCGCTGTTACAAAGCGATTTTCACTGTAATACGCAAGACGAGGTGCGAAAGTTGCTTGGCAAAGTTGAAACTCGCGGCTACAAGATCATTACCGGCAATATCGGCAGGTCTGGGCCGCACAGCGTTGTTCGCCAAGGTGCTCGAAGACGGGGAAATCCTCGTCAAGCAGGGCAAGCGGGCGGGAAAGCCCACCAGGGCAGTGGACGTGGGGCGGCACTAGCGATTGAAACCGCCGGAGCCGCTAGAACGGTAGCAGAGAACTACCTCCGACGGGTTTATGATGGGCGGATGGGCGTTACCGTTTAGTGCTGTAACTTCGTACAGTCTGTACGAAGTCTCCTCCTAAAGCATGTCGACACGCCATACAAGAGAAGTATGGCGACAACTGAAATCACCGTAGCAGCGTTCCAGGATGCCTGCGCTGAGTGTGCTGACGCCATCGCAGCGAGCACCTTCGGTGCCGCTATGGCGTGGTATGCCCGTGCCGAGGCTATCAACGCCGGACTGGATGTCGAGGCATCCCTGGGAGCCACGCGGACCCGTCGGCGGGAAACCCTCGAAGGACTTAAGCGTGCAATCAACGCGGCGGAAGGGGCGGGGAATGTCCTTCTCGATGAGTCCCGATTTATCACAACCCAGACGAGGCACAACCGATGAGCGCGGTCGGCAAGATAACTCGGGCAGTGGACTGGGCCATCAGCCTATTCGATGCTCGGCGGGGGGCCACGCGTCAGCACTTCCGTCGGATGGAGAACGATCGAGATTACGCTGCGCTGTTCATGAGTCTGTTGAATGCCCGCGGCTACCGGGCGGCCAAAGATGGCAAAAACACGACGCCCTGGCTTGGGGGTTCTCAATCGGCTGATGCCGAGATACTGACGGAGTTACCCGCCCTTCGCTCGCGTTCGCGTGAAATCAATCGGGATGACCCGATCGGCTCGGGGCTGACGAACAATTTTGCCCGCAACGTCATCGGTACTGGCCTGCGACCCCAAGCCCGGACTGCAAGTCCCAATAAGAATCAGGTAATCGAGCAGGTATGGGCAGAGCGGTCAAACAGACTCTATCCGGCGGATGATTTACTTCACGCCGAGGCACAGGCCCTGTTGTTCGCCAAGGTGCTCGAAGACGGGGAAATCCTCGTCAAGCAGGGCAAGCGGGCGGGAAAGCCCACCAGGGCAGTCTGGTTTGAGGCTATCGAGGCGGACAGATTGGCAACGCCGATCAACGCAAAACCGCAAGACCCTGCGGGCGAAATCCGCGACGGGGTAGAGAAAGATCGGTATGGGCGAGTTGTGGCCTATCACGTTCGCAAACGTCATCCCGGTGATACCTTCCAGCCTCCACAGGCGGACACAAGCGACTTTATCCGCGTACCTCGATGGGCATGTCGACACCTGAAGATCACCCAGCGCCCGGGCCAGTCGCGGGGTGTGCCTCTGTTCCACGCGATCCTTCAGGACTTGCGCGACTTAGACCTGCTGCTTCTGGCGAGCCTCAAGCGCGTGCAGATAGCGGCGTGCCTATCCGTGTTCATCAAGTCGGAAAAGGCACTGACGAACTTGATGGACGTGACGGCGGAGAAGTACGGCTACAAGCTTGACCAAGCCCTAGAGCCTGGGATGATGTTCAAACTTCATCCGAATGAGGATGTAACCACGCTTTTGCCGAATTTCCCGACGCCGGAACTAGAACCCTTCATCATTATGATTGCTCGGCGGATCGGGGCGGCTCTCGGTGTGTCTTGGCAGGTAGTCCTCAAGGATTTTGCGAAGTCGACCTACTCTAGTGCTAGGACTGATCTGCTTGAATCCCGGCAGGTCTATGTTTGGCTGCAACGTTGGTTCATCGCTAAGCAACTTGACTGGGAATGGCGGGTAGTCCTGGAGGATGCTCGCCTTCGTGGTGACCCTCGTCTGGCTGGCGTCACCGATGCAGATATCCAGCTCGTCCAATGGTTTGGTGACGGCTGGCGGTGGATTGACCCGTACAAGGAGGCGCAGGCAAACGCAGTCGGGCTGCGTACCGGGCAGATTGTTCTTGAGGACCTGTGGATTCAGGATGGTAAGGACCCCGACGTGATGCGGGCAAAAATCGAGGCGCAGTCCAAGTGGCTCGATTCCATAGGTGTGCCCGACCTCATTGGTGGCAGCAAGCAGACAGATACTGCACCGACTGCCAAAGCACCGGCCCCACGACGCAACATCCCTATATTTCCTGCGGAACTTCTGCGAGAGGAGCGAGGTAATGGCCGACACGATTGACCAGAAAACCGAAACCTGTACGCGGGGGCTGTTTGACAGCGTAGAGGTACGGGCAGGCGACAAGGACTCGCGGACTGCCACTTTCGTGGCAGCAACCGAGAACGGTGTTGAGACCTGGGCAGGGCGGGAGTACCTGCGCATAAGTGGCGGCGATTTAGGACGCTACCGCAGCAACCCCGTAGTACTTGATACCCATAACCGCTATGAAGCGGGGGCAGTCATAGGCAGAGCGACCATATCGACTAAGGCTCGGGAATTGATAGCAGAGGTTACTTTCGCGGAGACGGACCGGGCGGAGGAAGTCTGGCAGTTGGTGCGGACCGGCTTCGTCAAGGCACTGTCTATTGGTTTTCTAGCCCATGATGTGCAGCGAGTGGAGGAGGGCGAATCGGCGGGCAGTGGCAGGAGTCGCATCGAAGGCCCGGCCCGTATCGTCAAGAAATGGGAGTTATATGAGATATCCGTTGTGCCGGTACCAGCAGACGCCGAGACGTTGCGTCGGTCATTTCTGCATGGTGGCAGCGTGGAATTAATTTCCGAAGTGCGGAGCCTACGGCAAGCACTAAATGACGTTTTAGCAAAGGAGGCAGACATGCCCAAGAATGAAGATGACAAGGCTCCGGCTACCGAGGGAACGAAGTCGGAAGCTGAGATGCCGAAGGAAGACAAGATAGGGTCGCGCACGGCGCAAGTCCCCGAGTTTACGGTGCCAGAAATCATTGCCCGGCAAATCCGGGCGATAGCCCCGGAACCGCTGAAGGATTTCGCGGAACAGTGCATCCTGGAGGGATTGTCTCTGGAGGATGCCCGTAAGCGAATGCTTGAGGAATACGCCAAGCATCAGGAATCGGCCGGGACACAGTCGACAGATGTATTTGACACCGGCAAGAAGAAAGAGCGCGCAGAGGACAAGGCAGCGCAGGTCGACAAGATCGACGACGATACTTTCGTCCGCGCTCTCTGCGGCGCGTAACAAGGGATTGGTGCTACAACCTCATAGGAGTAACAGATATGGCAACGAACAATGTGCGATGGATCGAGAACATAGAGAGTGGCGCTCCGGAGCCGTTAATACGACTGGGCCTGTTCCAGGCGGGGAGTACGCAGGCGATCAAACGAGGTGAGCTACTGGAACTTACTGGCGACGGCAATACTGCCTTTGTGCCCCTCGACAGCGATTTTCAGATGGACGGGCACATTGCGATCGCCAACGAGGAAATCAAAGATGGCGATCGGGCGGGGTACTACGAAATCATCATCCCGCGCCCCGGCGACGTTTTCGAGTTTGCCTTGGCGGCGGCGTCGGCTTTGGTTGCGGGGACGGCGTTATACTACAGCAGCAGTGAGGCCGTTACTGCAAGTGCGGGGGCGAATGTTCTCGGCTGGGCTGTGGGTTTTGAGAACTACCCGCAAAAACAACGGCATTTGACCGATGATGCGGCTGGTGACTCAGGCACTACGATCGCCAATACGTCCTACGCTCGCATGACGATCGCCAGATGCGCCAGCTACTTCACTAAACTTCAAGGGCAAGGAAACATGCTTAACCTCGGAGACGGTGGCGGATTTTCTGGCCCGATTTTTAACCCGACTACGACTGAACTGGAATGGGATATTGACGGCACGCTGACTGGGTCCCTTGGTGCAGATGGCGTGTGGACTGACGAGGTGTCATAAGTAAAGCGGACAACCATTCCGCATTGGAGATAAGACAATGGACGAAACGAAGGCCAAGAAACGACAATTTTTGCCCAACATCCAGATCGGCAGTGGCGGGATGGATGCGGCGGCGTTGCGCACGTTGGCCCAGAATGAGCCGGAAGCCTTCATGCGAAAGGTGGAGACGAATATTCAGTCGGGTAAGTTCTCTTGGGAACAAGTGCGAAGCCTGCCTAAGCTGTTCAATGCCCTCAGCGACGTAAAAGTTCCTACGCAGATTACGCTCGCTGGAGAACAGCGTGCGATCATGGCATCTGCGTTTCCCTTGCTCGCTGGCGGCCTGACTGCGGCGGGCATCAACGCTGCTTACCAGGCCGTGCCTACGATCGGCGAGGAATTGGTCACTGAGCGTGAGGACAACAAGGCGGTGAGTATCTACGCCTCTTTGCTGTCTGAGGACACACAGGTCGACACAGTCAGTGAAGGCAAGGACTTTCCGGAGATTGGGGCAGGTGAAGAGAAATACGAGATTCGACACAGACGCAACGGTCGGCGTATTTCGATCACGATGGAAACGATCGAGGAAAACGACGTTGCGAACATCACGAGTCGAATCAATGCTCTCGGCGAGATCGCCGGCGAGTTTGTCGAAGAGCAGACTTTGCGGCGGGTATGCGACATCGACGGGTCGGGCACCTCGCCTGCGGAGCCGTACGCCTTGAGGATCAATGGGGCTGGTGCAGCGCTGTATCAGACCGACAACGATCCGCTTGATCGGCTGCCGACGACGGGAAACCGGATAACGAACAACGCCCTCGAGGAGACGCCGAATCTCGACGCGGCCCGTGAACGGCTTGCGGGTGTGAAGAACAGTCGCGGCAAGCGGATCAGTATCCCCGTGGCAAGCTGTACGCTGCTGGTGCCTGATGCACTCGTGGGAACAGCCTCATGGATTCTGGGCAGCGCGCTGGAACCGGGCGTCGAGAACCAGGTGAACAACTGGGGACCTCGCGGGCAATGGCGCCCTCGGCTGCTGAGTTCGCCGAAGCTCGATGACCTGTCGACCACGGTATGGTACTTCGGCTGGTTCCAGAAGCAGTTCATCCGTAAGTGGAAACTGCGGTATGAGACCGTGACGCTCGGGACAAACACTGAGTCGTATCTGCGGTCCCGTCTCGGCTTCCAGGCTCGTATCGCCTGGGATTGTGAGATCGGCGCTGTGGACTATGTGTACGTCATGCAGAATCTGTCTGCCACGACTGCTCCGTAAGCAGTGAGCGGACGCAACTGAACGCGGCCTAGTCGGTCGTGGTAAAGGGAGACAACCAAATGCCTCGGGTACCTAGTGCGGATTCAACGCTGAATCGGCTACAACACTATGTGACTGGAAACAAAGAGGATGCTGGCGTTCAAGCGGTCACCACGAACAAGACCATAATGGCCTACCTGAAAGGAGTCCTGGACATCGTCGCAGGAGCGACGGGGATTGCTACATTCCCGGCGGCGGCCAAGGCGGCCAACGGGGTATCGCTGGCGGAAGTAGTTCGGCGAATCAGTGAAACGCAGTTGCATTACGTCGAGGCAACTGGAGAAGCCGACATCGACATTAGCGAGGCGGTTTACACTACTCCGCAAACACTGTTGACGATTGCTCCTGCCGCTGGGGAGCCTTTGTTGGACTGCTGGCTTCACCTTGATTTCGATAAGACGACCACCGGTGCGCACACCATCCAGACTGCGGATGACGTATTGGACGTTGAGGTGATGATGAAGGTCGATGGCACGAACCTCCGACATGCGCAATCGTTCACGCAGGTAACGATTTCGGATACGCCGTCAGATGTAGCGAGTGGACAGCGCGTCCACATCGGGCCTGTCGGAGTAGACGAAACGTGCGTCGTTAAGGTGACGGTTGATACCGAGCGCGATGACGTGGAGATCCCCTACCGAATTCTCTACCGCGGCGCGACGCCGACGATCACGCCAGTAGCGGCTGCATAATGGAGTAGTTACGGGTGACTACGGCATTCGATGATGGGTTTGCCGCTTCCGGCTTACCGCTTCTTATGGCTCAGTGTGGTCAAGCCGTGACATACACTCCGCGTGTGGGCGATCCGGTCTCCATCACTGCGATCGTCGGAAGCAAACGCCTCGGCGAGCGGGAAGTTGAGACCGGTATTGATGAGGATCAAGACTGCACATTGACCATAGGACGTGATCCCACTGCTACGTGTGGTGGAGTAGCGGAGCCTGAGCGGGGAGATACGGTAACGATCGGGGCAGTTGTGTGGACTGTCCTGTCCATCGACAGCCAGACGGGTAGCGCGAGTGAGTTGGGACTCGCGCTACCCGCACGGGCTGAAATCAGCAAGCCTGCTTATCGAGGGTGACGATGGCTGATGCAATGACCACCGCTAGCCGCACATCGGGCGTAGCACCCTTGGCGGTGTTCTTCGATTGCATTAACGTGGACGGCTGGACGAGCGGAGTCGTCCAGCCGGAACTTGTCGGGGATCGACGCGAATACGCTGATCTTGAGTACGAATGGACGTTTGATGACCCAACATCCGGAACCTGGGCCAAGACTACGGGGGCTTCGAGGAACCTCGCCCGTGGCTACGTGGCTTCCCATGTCTTTGAAACACCAGGGGAGTACACGGTTACATTGCGGGTCACGGATGAGGCTGGGGATGCCCACGACTACAAGCAGACGATTACGGTCACTGATCCCGATACGGTGTTCAGCGGCAACACCTACTACGTAGCCAATGCCCCGTTGGGCGATGACGGTAATGCGGGAACGAGCGAGGTTGCCCCGTGGGAGACATTCGCTAAGGCTATGGCGGAGGCTGACGCCGGATGCCGGATTCTGTTCAAGCGAGGAGATTCCTGGTCGATCAGCAGTGCAGGCGCGATCAGTGGCGCGGGTCCTGGCTTAGTAGGAGCGTGGGGGACCGGCGCTGACCCGATCATAACGCAGACCTCAACCAGCAGCAGTTTTGCGACTATGGCGCAGGCGGCAGTGGATTGGCGGCTGATGGATCTGGACTTGGCTGGTCCCGGGGTGACCGCCGGCAACAGCGGTATCGAGGGTCTATTCGACCGCGTGTTGCTCCTGAACATTGCGATCGAGGGTTTCGAGTGGCAACTGCGGCGCCAATACGATTGCATGCCCAGCCGCCCGGATCAACTGGCGTTCATTGATTGCGACATAGGATGTGGAGTAAAATCGATTGCATACGGCGCCTATTGTGGCGGCACGCGCCTCGCATTCGTGGGCACGAAGTTCACGGATCAAAACGGCAGCCACCATCTGCGCACATGGCATGCCGACAAGATGATCATCGCCAGTTGTCAGTTTGTCGGCGTCACCGGTGGGTCGCATGCGATAAAGGCTCACAATTCAAAGACCGTTTCACCGCCGGACACGCGATACATATATATCGACGATTGTGATATGGAGGGTGGCGTCTACACCGTCAACATCGCTGCACAAAACAATGAGTCGGCCGAGTACGAACGTGATTGTGTCGTTGAGAATTCCATATTCAGAGGAACGGTTGACACAGCGATATCGGTGGTATGTTGTGGACCGTACATGACCATACGCAACAACGTTGGCATCCAAGGGACGTATCCAGCAACATACCGTGCGTTCGTCATTTCGTCTACTGCCTTAGGATTGACTCCCGATAAATGTCGAGCCATAAACAACACGGCATACGGAAATTCCGCTAAGAACCTAGCTGCCGTTAGAACGATCGCGGGTTCCGATCTGAAGGTGTACAACAACCTCGCCTGTAACGCCGGTGCGGGGACTGCCGATGCGTGGGAAAGCACCGGGGGCAGTGGCAGTGGTGATGACAACCTGGACAACTATCCTGCGGAGTATCTGGCCGACCCGGAGAATGACGACTTCACGTTGGTCGAAGGCGGCACAGCCATCAATACCGGGACGACGGTCGCTTATGTGCGTGAGGACCGAGCCCGGACCGCGCGGCCGCAGGGTGAAAATTATGATGTAGGAGCGTATGAGTTTCTCACTGGTGGAGATGTCACCCCTCCGACAATCGACGCGATCAGTCACGCGGATGGTAGTTACATCACCACTACGTCTATCAATCTTGATATTACGTTCTCCGAACCCATCGTAACGCCAGAGGCATCGGCCATTCTTCTTACAGGGGCGGCAGCAGCTACGGCGATTGTAGGCGCGCCTGCCGACCAGGGTGGGAATAAGTGGCGATTCTCGATCAGTTCTTTGACGGATGGGGCGCTCAATGTCAGTATCGCCCCCGAACCGGACGACATCGAAGACCTGCTGGGCAATGACTTAGTTAACGTCGACTACGACTATACGGTCGACCTGATAGCACCTACGGTGATTTCGGTTTCTCCGGTGGATACGGCTACTGTGGAAACTGAGGATGTCAATGTCGATGTCAACTTTTCGGAGGCTGTTACCGGCGTCGATGCTTCCGATTTAGTGCTAACCGGAAGTGCGTCGGGGGGAGCTGTGGTCGAAACGCCAGTCGACCAGAGCGGGAACGTGTGGCGGTTCCCGGTAAAGGGACTCGGGAACGGAATACTTAATCTGAGTCTCGCTCCTGATGCTGGCGATATCACAGACTTAGCAGAGAACGACCTTACGGAAGAGACGTGGAGCTACACGGTCGACATCCCGGAGGTTGACACCATACCGCCTACGGTCCTGGATCGAAACCCGGCGCCTAGTGCAACAATCACCGAATCGTCGGTCACCGTAATGGTGACGTTTTCTGAGGCGGTACAGGGTATTGACGCTACGGACATGGTGTTGACCGGGTCGGCCAAGGACGGGGATAACACCGTTGTGGGACCCCCCACGCAGGGGGCGACGGCAGCAATTTGGGAGTTTCCGATCACTAACTTGGTGACCGGCACGCTGAACATCAGTCTTGCGCCCGAAGAGGGCGACATTACTGACCTTGCAGATAACTCACTGGCACCCGTGGCTTGGAGCTACACGGTTGACCTTAGTGAGGTTATTCCGCCGCCCGTGTATGCCGGTTGCCTGAGCCCTTCCATAGAAGCCATGCGCTATATGTTGGCTGATAGCGCTGCAATGGCCAGTTGGTTGGAGGAAAGCACGCAGGCTGCGGCCTTGGCACGGATATATCGTTCGGCTCTTCCCAGACCAGCTAGCGGACACGCCAGATATTCAGCCGAAGAACTTGCGGCACTCTTTCCCCTGGCAGTTGTGTGGCATAACGAGTTTGCGAAAACGTTCTCTGCTATTGGTACTCACTACGAATTCGGGGAGTCAGGGTCTATTACTGTCCGTCTGATGCAGATGGTCGCAGCAGAATACGCGGATGATCACGCGGGTTTGCAACTGGCGTTTGAAAACGAACTAGGGGTCATTCTTGATGAGCTGGCGGACATGGCTGGAACTTCCCCGTATTTATCCATTGTAGGAATATCATGGGATGGGGAAGTGCTGCGTACCACAGAAGCAGAACAGCAACAGATAGGGGATGCGATCTGGACGGAGTTTGTCGTGACATGGGAAGGAGGTGACTGATGTTCATTTTCACGATCGAAAGACGAGGCTGGGTCGCCAGGGTATCCAAGCGGAAGTTCAACGATTGTGTTCGGCAGGCTTTCCACGAGATCGGTATGTACTGGTGGCGAGTCCTGCGCCCCAAGCATTTCACCCATCGCGGGGCCACGGAATACAACTACGAGCCGCGGGTGGGTGAACGCTGGAACCTCGGCTCGAAGGGTTTCCGGGCAAGCTATACCGGCCGCAAGCTGCGCAGGTTCGGTCACACCCGCCCCTTGGTCTATACCGGGCAGTCCGAGCGCGACAGCAAAATCGCCCGCATTGTTGCC